TATTATAGTGTGCTCTATATTCCTCAATTGGTATTGGATAGGCACCATAATAACCTGTATTCACAAGTGAGGTATCTTTAGTACCATATAATTTCATTGACATTTTCTCTCTAGCCTCTTCTGTATTAGTTGCTTTTATGTAACCTAACGTATAATTTGGTCTTCCATAATCATCACCCTCCCATACTCTATAAATGTTTTCTTTACTCATAACCTTAATTTTAATAATTTTTGATAAAATCTAATAAATCTTCTATAAACATTTCTTGACCAGTTGGACTTAGTTTTTTTAACTTATATTTCATTTTTAAAATCACTTTTTTCATAACCTTAATTTATTATTTACTAAATGTTCTATTTATTTCTATTATTACTTTATCAATTGCTGCTCCATACCCTAAATAATATGATACTGCTTTTCCATTCTGATAATCTGCCTGAGTAATATCATCTCCTAATCCTTTTAAAAGACGTGGATGTAAATCAATTAACCCATCAGCCATATCAAGCATTGATTGTCTTTGTTTTTCTAAATGTTGTATTAATCTTCCTATTTGTGCACTCTTTTCAACTGTATTCATAACCTTTTATCTTTTTTTAATTATACCTAAATATAACGTCCATTTAGCCAAGAGCCAAACACTCACATAAGGGGGTTTAATCGTGTTTAAAATAACCTGATATTACTGCTAACACATATAATATAACAAACCAAATACTCTCAAATAATTTTTTCATATCCCTGTATAATATTTACTATTTTTATCTTTACATCCACCTTTACGATCTCCATTGGGTAGATATTTACCAATTTCATCTTTGTAAATAACTCTAATTGTAAAGTAATAATCTAAGTTATTAAATCTATAATCATACTCCTCAGCAGTACCTCTTGGTGGGCCCGAAGGTGAATCATCATAGTAATAAAAACTTCTATCTTTATGTCCCTCAATCCATCTTCTTCTATTTTCTCTCATATTATCAAGACCCATACTTTTTGCTTTATCAACAGGGTTAAATTCAACTTTAAAATCCTTTCCAAAATCCATTGCCTCAATTTCTTCTTTCCATTTTAAAAAATCAATTTTATTGTGCCAATCTTTATCTGGTTTTTCATCATAATTTGTTGTCCGATCATGAAGACAACCTTTAATTCTTCTAACTTCATAACCACCTTTTCTCCCATATAGGTCATTATAATACTCACCAAATGAAAATCCTGTGATTTTATCTAATTGTTCTTTAACTTTATTTCTTACTTCTAAACTTTGTTTTCTTAAACTCATAACTTATTTTATTTCATATTTTTGTATTAACTTTGTATTATGTGACATTTTTTCCGATCTGTAATCCCCATTTAGGTAAAACTTGTTTGGATCATAATCTCCAAACCACCTAAAAGTAATATCAACTACTTCATCATTTTTTGTTACATCATAAAATTTCATTTCATTAAAAAATACATCATGTGGTATACAAAATCTCCTCATATTAACTAAATCTAATATTATAATTTCATGACAGTTATCCCTTTTAGAAAGTAAACCACTCACTTGTAAATAACAAGTAAAATGTTTTATAGTAGACTCTGATGAACATAGTGTTGAAGTTGTTTTTAATTCAGCTAATATACCATTTCTATTAATATCAAACCCTTTAGTATTTTGATTATCAGCAATAATAGTATTACTACCTTCTAATTGTTCAATAACACTTTCTGCAAAACGACCCCTTACATCACCACTGTTATATAATGATAAAATATTTTCTTCTTTCATCATCCATTTACGGAAGGCTTCAAAACCAAATAATATTTCTACATTTGGATTAGGATTAATTTTTTTTCGTTCAAACAAATCTACCATCATGCTAAATTTATAATTAAACTTTTTACAATCTCACAAGCTATAAATAATGCTGCTATAATAGCAAGACCTTTTAACATTTCAATAAGTGTTTCTTTGTTTTCTTTAATTGTTTTTAACATAACCTTAATTTTTAATTACCTAAATATATGAATCCTATCTTGGGAAGCCAAATATTTTTAAATTAATTCAAAACCTTTTTTAGTGATACTATCTATATTATCTACCTTATAATTATCTCTAACTATATAATGTAAATAAATCCTTAAATCGTATTCTTTATTTGAAATCTCAACTAATTTATCCATTAATACACTTTCACCCTGATAATTGTGATCACATTGAGTGACATATTCTACAAAAATTTCACCTTTATGATCATAAACATCATATGATTTGAATCTAAATTCATGATTCGCTTTATCAAATTCAAGAATTTTCTCTACTATTTCTTTAATTAATAATTTCATAACCTTTATTATTTGTGTTTTCTTTGATAAAACTTTTTACCCCGTGAAACATTTCTTCCATCAGCACTTTCAAAATCTGTTTCTTGTATTTCTACTAATGTTTTTATTTCATCTGGAGAATAAGTTTTAAGTGCTTCTATTACACTGTTAAACAATTTAATTCCATTTTTACCATTTTTTAATCTAACTTGATATTTCATAACCTTAATTTTTATGTATTTCTTAACTAACTTACCTCGTAAATATAACATCCCTT